CAAGGGAGATCCACTAGACAAGCCAAAAGGCCAGAAATATCTTGAAATCCCTGAAATGACTCAGCGCTACGGAATCAAAAATTCAGACGGTTCCATACGTCCAAAGATTGGCTTTGTCGATTTTGGAGAGGAAGAAGACCCTAACGAGCTTATCAAGCTGACCTATCAGTCTCTGATTACAGCCTCACGTCCGCAGTTGACCTTGAAGACGTCAAGCGTCTACTTGAAGGGTGTTAAAATTGGCGATACTATCCGAGTAGTACGGCATGACAGGAAGCTGGACTATGATACACGGATTTTTGAAATCACAATCAACCGTCTAAATGACCAGTCTACAGATACGAAGCTAGGAGACAGGACAGGCGAAAGCTCAACGTCCAAGGCTCAGAGCGTAGCAGATAAAGCAATAGACGAATTTATCAACAATGAATTTAATAGCTTTATCCAAGATTTGCCTGATTATATCCGCACAGCAGACGGATTTAACACTAACTGGTACAGCGAAGAGGACCCGACTAAGAAATACCCTAAAAAAGTCATGATAAATGACATTTGGTACAAACCAGATCCAGAGCATGAAGGACATAAAATCATGCTACGCTGGACTGGGGAAGTCTGGGAAGAAATCCTTAGAACGTACAATGAAGTAAGCCTTAGAGAGAAGATAGACCAGAAATTTGCTGAGCTAAAACAGGCAATGGACGAGCAGAACGCTGTAAACGAACAGCGGATAACTGACATTTTGAAGAAGTCAGACCTCGGACGGCTTGCAGAAGACGCTAAAAAAATAGCAGAATCGGCTAAAAACGAGATCGAGAGCATCAAGCAGAAAAGCGAATCTGTAGGCTCTGAACTTACTAATTTTAAGGAAAAAGTACAAACTGAGCTGGACGGTAAGCCCAATCTAGCGAAAGTAACCGAGCTGATAAACGGGGTCAAAGAACAATTCTCTAGTGTCGGCCTCCGAAATTATGTTTTAGGGACTGGAACGCCGAAAACAGCCGGAAATACTGAAAAAATCTATACATTTTCCAAGGATTCCTTTGACTGGACTCCTGAAACCAAGCTAAGACTATCATTTGACTACACAGCAGACGAATCCGTCAAGAAATTTCGAATCCGTCGTTCTGTTACATTTAAAAACGGCGCTGTTCAGATGGACGACGCTATCAACCAGTACACAACAGGCAGTCTATCGATTGATGCCACAGCCCAAAAATCCGGTAGATACTCACAGCCGTTAGGTTGGTATAGGTACTACTCAGGTACAGGCGAAGATGTCGAACGCATAGACTATTTTGTCCAGATTGACGAAGGAACCGGAAATGTGACCATCAAGAACATGATGGTTTCAACCGGCACCAATGATCCGGACTGGGTGCCAGCGATTGAGGACCAAGAAAAGATGCTCACTCAAGCGCAAGCTGAGTTTGAGCGAACGGCAAACGGCCTTGAAACAAGGCTCAATGCTATTTCTACGAATTTCAACCCTGACGGCTCGGCCTCAGAGAAGTTTAACAAATACATTGAGCATAAGACGGCCGAAGGCTTAGAAAAAGAACGGATTGAGATTAACAAAGGATATGTTGCCAAAAGCGCATATACTGAGAAAATCAATGAGATTGAGCAACATTTCAATTTGACGGATAGCAAAGTAGCCCAGTTTGCGACATACAAAAACGGCCTAGATGGACAGTATGCAACGATTACCAAGCAACTTTCCGACAACCAGACGGCCTATAGCGAGTTCAAGCGTACATCTGATACATTGGTTCAAACATTCGGAACCACAGGCGATCAGATCGCTAACAACGTTTCAAGAATGGTCTTAAATAGTCAACTGATCCAAACGGAAGTGGCTAAAATCAGGGTCGGTGGTCGTAACTTGATGACTGGCACTAAAGAGTTTTCTGGCGACTGGTTTAATAAGGCGAAATGGACGCTAGAAGACGAGAAATATTTAGGCTTGTCAGTATATAGCCGTCAAGAGGAATGGCTAGGCCTCTCTGAAATCGTTGAAGTACGAGTCGGTGAAACCTACACATTCAGCGCTTACGTAAAGAGTAGCATTGAAAATGATCTTGTGTTTATGTACTTGGATAACAGACTGGTAGAGCCTAGGGCTTCGCTGTCTCTAACAAGAAAAGACATACAAGTAGGTACTAACTGGAAAAGGGTGTCAGCTACATTTTCAGTGACAAAAGCAGGTCTGATGACGCCACGCTTCGAGCGCAATAATAAAAATGGCAAGCTATACGTGGCAGGGTACAAGCTAGAGTTAGGAAATGTACAGTCCGACTGGTCTCAAGCAGATGAAGACGTAGACGCTAAGACAGAAGCCGTCAGAACACAAGTGACACAGCTTAATAATAGCTATTCAATCCGTAACTTGACAAACGCAGGAGACATATTAGGCCAACTCAATCTAAATCCTGATGGGTCAATCAGAATCAATGAAGGTCTGCTGTCAATCGGCAAGAAGACCTATATCGAGGACGGAGTTATCAAGGGCGCCATGATCGCCAAGGCTCAGATTGACACGGCGCACATCAAGGAGATTGACGCTTCACAAGCTAATATTTTCAACCTAAATGTTAACAATATCAGCGGTTTAAATGCCGAGTTCATCAAGGCTAAAATTGAGTTCGCTCTTGTCGAATGGCTAAAGGGCAAGCGGATTTCAGCTATTAATGATAAGACCGTCTTTGACCTAAACGAAGGCACGCTTAATCTGTATACTAATACAGGAACCATCAGGCGCATTGATGATACTAGCTCTTCCCAATTCCTGCAATTTGCCCAGGCTGGTTTTATCGGTGAATATATGAGGGATTCCAAGGCGGCCCGTATCGTAATAGGGACCAACCACGACAGGACAGAGAACACTCAGAATGAGAGCTTCGCAGGTTCCCGCTTGTGGTCAGGTTCAAAAGATGGCGTACAAGAGTCTCTTTATGAGTTTGTCGGAGACCGTATCATCTTTTACTCTAACGGTCGCTATCGTAGCCCGTGGATTATCCACAACAACACGCAAGACGGAAGCTCTTATCTAATTCCTGCCAATGAAAAAGGAATCCGTCATAATTTAGGGCGTGGAGATAAGCACTTCTCAGGTGCTTGGATCGATAATATCTTTATTGGTAAAACAGCTGTAAATCTCGGTACTTATGTCTGGGATATTTTGACCTGCTTCGGTCAATTATCCAAAGCTAACTGGGATTTGAAGAACCAAAGCTTCAAGAGCCACGTTTCAGGCGTTTTAAGTAAGTATGGTTTTAAATAACGAAAGGAGAACACATACATGGGAGAGGATTTACAAATCAAGGCATACTCGGCCTTAGCAACAGAGATTGGTCAGAAGGCAGTAACAATCGCTACGCTACAGGCTCAATTAGATATTTCTAACAATTACATCAGGAAGCTTGAGGCTGACAATGAACAGCTTCAAGAGCAAACTAGGTTGCTTACAGAGGTTAAAAATAGCCTGCAAAAGCAACTTGACGAATTGAAAGTAGAAGGAGTCGAACAATGAGAACATACGCAGTAGTAGGCAAGTATCCAGTCTATGACGAAGAAGGCAATATCACGCACACAGACGTATCTTTAAACGCTACAAGCGGAGGCTTCGATAGCTATACTCAGCGGGTCGCTGGTGATTGTCGAAACAAACCAGATACAGAGGTTGTGGAATTGGCCAAGGACGCTTATTTTAAATCAGAGTATGCAGAGCGTGCTATCTCTGAAAGCGTCCAAGAGATCGATAATTTGAAAGTCAAAGCTAAAGAGCGAGACTTGAAGGTTGAGGAACAAAAAAAACAGCTTGAAACGATTAACAAGCTGGTTGAAAACAATGCTAAATTAACGCATGTATCTATCTTAAATGCCGTGATGTCCGAAAATATCGCTTACGGGACCATCTACAAGCAATATATGGACCTATTGCCGGTCGCTAAAGCCGGCGATACATTCCAAGCGGACGATCTGTTTGTTTTGGAGGATCCAAAACATCAAGAGTTGAACGGCGAGGGTATCAGAGTATTAATTCAGGCCCAAAAAACATTTACGTATAACGGCGAATCAATCGACGAATTTAAGAAAGGCGGTAAGTTAGAGCTTGGAACAGCGACAGCTTGGCCGTTCGTTGGGAAGGGGTAAGTAATTTGTGGAAGCAGTAGAACCAGATGGAATTTTTGGGATCTTTGAGGTCGTGAAGGACTTCTACGCTCACGGAATCGACGAGCATTTCATAGTTTTTGCGCTCATGCTGATTGTGGCCCTTGATATTATCTTAGGAGTATCGAGGGCTTGGGCTTATCATGACTTTTCAAGCCGAAAATGGCGGAAAGGTCTAGTCAGCCACACAGCCATGATTTTGATAACAGCGATTGGCTACCCCTTCGCATTATACATGAATCTGGCGCCAGTCGTTGACACATTTATAATGGCTATGATGGCGGCCTACGGGTCAAGTATTCTGGCCAGTTTGTCGGCCTTGGGCGTAGAAATACCGGGGCTAGATCATTTTGTGAAGCAAAATATAGATCACGAGAAATTTCAGCTAAAAGAAGGCTTAGAAGAGCCTAGTAAATTAATCAAGAAGAAAAAAGGAGAAAGTAAAAAATGAATCAAATTACAGATATTGTCGTAAGTGGAGCTATGAGTATTTTAGTAGTGCTTGTTGGTATTGTCGTTAACTCTGTCAAGCAAAAGGCTTTTCCAGGAC